AGCCCCGCCCATGCGTCCGAGCGCCAAGCCGCGTATGCCCGCTCAAGCGCCGCATCGATCTTCGACGGCCTCGGCTCAAGTCGCCATGTCCCCGTTCCAACCCAATACTTATCATCGGCGTCAACATCGATCAGCCAGCCCGTCTTCGTGAGTTCCGGCCCCGTCGTTGAATTCGCCGTAACGACCGGAACGCCGCAAGCCTGCGCCTCGATGAGCGGAAGCCCGAACCCCTCGCCCTTCGTCGCCAGGCACATAACATCGAAGCCGTTATAAATCTCAGCCAGCCAGCCGGGGTCTATCCGACCCTGGACAAGCATTGTCTGATCCGGCCAAATGACCGCGTCCTGAAGTCCCAGGTGGACAACGATCTTATGGTAGTTTATCGCCTCTGCCAGTACGGCCCGCTCATTCGCCGCCGTATGCAGATACAATCGCGCCTCTGGATGACACCCATGGAAATCCTTGAATGCCAGCAGAAGCGGGATGAACCCCTTGCGGTCGTCTACATAATTCAGGCCGACCGATCCGATGACGAAATTCTCATCTGTCAATCCGAGTTCCTTGCGGAAGGCCGACCGAGCCTCGGGCAACGGCTTGAAGACCTTATCATCGTATCCGAGCGGGGCGTATGGAACATCCTTCAATCCGCTCGCCTCAAGTTCACGCTTGCCATGAAGCGACATGGCAATCGGCATCCCGACATTCTTCGATACCTCTTTAAGCGATTCGCTTATCCATTCGGTATCGACCGGGATGGAAGCAACCCACTTGTCTTTCGGGTATTGTCGCTTCTCGTGGATCACCCAAATATCCCACATGGTGAAGATGTAATCGAAGTTCTCTTCCTCCAGCATCTGATTAACAAACACCGTATCGACGCCATCGAAGACCTCGAAGCCGTCGGCCTCATACCACTTATGATCGCCGTGCTTCGTACCGATACGGACGAAGTGCCCGAGATCGCGGATACGCCGCGCCAGTTCCTTCGTGCAGATGCCGTAGCCCGTCTTAGCCAACGGGGAAACGCTGTGCCACAGAATACGCATCCCTTCTCCCTTCCTGATAAAATGGACGGGGATCGTCGTGGACCCCCGTCCGAGTTCTTACTTGATTCCTATCCCGTCTTACGTTGTCTTACGTTAGGCCGGGAGGGTCGCCTGTTTATAGCGGCCTCTCATCTGGTGGATGATGATCGAACAGGGTGCCGGAACGCTCGCATTAGCGATGAGCTGGGCTCCGACGTACCGATACCCGGCCGTCAGGTCTTCGCCACGGACCTGCGCCTGCAAAAGATGGACATGAGTGGAGTGAGTCGCGGTGCTGACGGCGCTCGCCAGAGCGTGCGTCATGGAGACGGAGGCCGCCCCAGCCGTCGAGGTCGCCTGCCAAATCTTCAACGTCAGGGCGCTGCCTGAAATAACAGCTGAGGCAAGGGCCTCGAAAACCACGAGATCGTAGTTTGCCATGTCCACATATTCGACCGTTTCGAGAGTTCCGGCATCGATCGACGCATCAATAATGCCGTAACGCGATCTAATGTGGCTCGTGAAAGTATGAACGTTTCCCATTTGTTACTCCTAAAAGTTGTCCTAGCTGGATGTGGTCAAGACGACGAAGGCCGACAACGTATCGGCTCCGAATCTCGGCGTGACGGGAGCATCCATTATAGGCTGTCCATCTACACGCAATACCACTCGCCAGAACGTCTCGTCTGTCAGGAAGCCGTAGCTCCCCGGGACTTCCCGAGACGCGGAAATCTCTAAACTCCGATTGCCGATTACGTAGTGATTCCAGTCGGCAAGAATAACGTCGCCCGTCGTGGCGGCTCCTGCGCACTTTTCCGTCAGGATGATGGGGCGGCCCAAGCAAATCATGTTGGATAGGTCCAGGATCGCGCCCGTATTGGAACCGGCGGTTGCATCCTGCGCCAGTCCGCCGATCACGTTAGGGTTCATCATCCAGACCGCCGTCGCCCAGCTTCCCGGCAAAAGCCGCTCCGCCATCTCCGCTAAGTCATTGATGACGGGAACGCCGAATCCGCCCGTGCGTGCGTGCGCGATCGTCGCCGGGGCATTCATGATACCGAGCGGTTGCCCGGCACCCGTACCCCAAACGAAAAAGTAGTCTTCCTCAAACGCCAGCGCCTGTCCGAATGAGACCTGCATGAAGTTCCCAAATTGAGGATAGTCGGCCATGAGTTCATCCGACGCAAATAAACTGCCGACAAGTTTATGCGCCGTTAGTTCGAGTTCCCCGAGGGTCGGCTTAGATACGACGTTCGCCTTATTGCCGCCCTCGTATTTCCATATAAACGTGATTCCGCCGAAGTAGGAAGAGACCCGGGACGATTCCACGAGCCTCCGGATTTTCAGCGAATCGCTGGACATCTGAAGTACCTTGGCCCGGGGTCGGACGATGCTATTCTCAATGGCGACATTGTAAATCCCTGCCGCCCATTCCTCGGGGCAAAGAAAGCCCCCTTGAGCATCGCTACCCTCGGCCATGTGCCCGGCCGTCTTCAGCCGGGAGTCCTGAATGCCCTCAACACAAGCCAGGCGGACACGCGACAAAAACTCTCCAAAACTCTTAAACCCGCCCTTTGTATCTTTTTCCATATTCAGCCTCTATCGTTAGCTTGTGGCTGCGGACAACTGCACGAACGGCGTCATGGTGTGAGCACCGCGCCGTGAAGTGATGGTCGTCTGGGGCCAGCATTGCCCGGCGACCCGAATAACGAACCGCCATGCCGTCTCATCCGTGGTGAAGGCAACGTGCGTGGAAGCGTCGATGGTGATGGATTGACGGTCGCCGATGAGGTAGTACCGGAAGTCGGCGAACAGGATGTCGCCTGCGGTCCCAAGCGCCTGAAGCTTTTCGCTGATGATGACGGGCCGACCGAAGATCGTCCAAGTCGGGCCGACCTTTGCGTCTGGCTGCCAGATAAGAACCTTGCCGCTGGCGTCGGCCGCGTTGCCGCTGCCGAGTTCGATCAGCTCCGCGATGACCGTGGGATGAATGACCCAAACGGCATAGGGAATTGACGGGGGGAGCATCGACTGATACATCTCCGCCAAGTCCTCGTAATGAACCCGGTTGGCCGTGTTGCGAAGGACGCTCTTCAGACAGCCGCAGTTGAAAACGCCTAGGGGTTGACCCGCGCCCGAACCCATGAGGAAAGCGTCGTCCTCGAAGTATCCCCAAGCCGAACCGAATTGACGCCGAATGAGGGGCTCAAGCGCAATGGCGCTATCCGCCAAGAGTTCATTCGACGTATAGGTCAGCCCGGCGAGCTTATGGGGCGTAAGTTCCAGTTGCCCGAAGGTCGGCTTGGTGGCAGTCTTCAGGGCTGCTTCCGCCGTCCAGTAGGCAATGACACCGCCGTAAACGGAACTGGCGTGAGTGGTGTCGTTGACATAAGGGATCTTCAGCGAATCGGTCGCCATTGGGAGGACGGTAGCGCGTGGCCGAACAACGGAGTTCTCCAGCGCGATCTCCTGGAGCTCCATGCGGTACTCTTCAGGAACAAGGAATCCGCCCTGGGCGTCGTCGCCGATTTCCATGTGGCCGGCCGTCTTAGTCCCCGAAGCCGGGACGTAGGACAGTCTTTCGTCGAGCGTTCGGTTCATCCGGAAATTGCGGACGGAACCGAGGAAGTCCCTGAAACGAGGGAATCCGCCCTTCTTGTCTGCGGTCTTGATTTCGGGAATCGGCTCGGCCGGTTTGAGTTGGTCTTTGATTTTGGCTGTGGCATCGGCCAGCTGTTCCTTGAGCTGGTCTTTGATATACGCATCTGCCACGTCCTTCAGGACCGTATTAGCTTTGTCCTTCAGGTATGCGTCAACTTCTTCTTTGGTCATAGTTTTACACTCCATGTGTGTTAGTGGAAAATATTTACCCTGATGTCCCGTCCATCCATCGTTCGGTTATCATCTCCGCGCCCGTTGCGCGACCCGCTGGCGGCATGGTGTCCGCCTCCACGGGACGCAACCCGGCGCTGATAATTCCGCCGTTACGAGAGATGCGGCGACATCAACCCCTTGTCAGATTGTTATCTGAACAGAAGCCCGCCCGCGTGCGCGACGTGGGTGAGCGTATGGTCAGATACTAGATAACCCGTCCACTGAGCTTAGCCAGCGCGACCGTGACCGCTTCGGCGATATCTTTCTTGTAAGTTCCGCTTAGAATGAATTCATCGATAAGCTCTTCGGCAGACTTCGCAAGAACGGATGGTTCAATAACGATATCGGGCTCCCCCTCGAAATCGATCTCGTCCGGCGTGAGTACGGGCAATGGCGTAGTGGTAGCCACGGGTACAGGCCCGGGCGCGGGAGCCGTTTCCTTAGCCGCCTGGATCATGGCCAGGATGGCCGCAACGTCGGCCCGGAGCGATGCGATCTCGCCGGCAAGGTCGGGAGCGGGGGCGTCCTCGGTTTTGGTCTCGGGAATCACCGCGTCCTTCTTCTGCTCCTCGACCCAGGCCTCAGCCTCAGCCATCGACCATTTGTCCGTGCTGAAGATGACGGGTCCGGTCCAGTCAGTAGTCGTCGGGGAAGCATCGGACACCTTGACTTCCGGTTCAGGCGCAACCGATTCCGCAACCGTATCCTTTTCGCATACGGTTGTATCCTTTTCGAGTACGGGCGTCATCACAACATTCAAGTCTTGCATGAGCTGATCGCTCTTGATGATGCCTTTGGTATATGCCTCCAGGACAAGCGCGTCCTGGTTCGCGGGCACGGGTACGGCACTCACCTCGAGAAGTGATACCTTGCGGTGAATCTTCTCCACGCTATCGAAGTCCATCGGGATAAACCCGATAGAGAAGGCCCGCTGATACCCGCCCTTGTAGAGCTGATAGATTTCATCGGCAAACTGAGTCGGCGCAAATTGGAATTTGCAGATGAGGCCCTTGTCATCGGTCTTTGACCATAGCGCTTTTCCTATTGCGGGCACGTCATAACGATGCGCCCAAAGGAGGCACGGATTCTTGGAATAATTCGAGAGGTCAATTCCCTTCGGTTCCACGACCTCCCCGTCACGGTCCCGGTCATTGGTCGAGACGCGGGCGACGATGGATCGCTCCTCATCGACAGCCTCAACCTTGTCGATGGTAAAGACCTTACGGACAAAATTAAGATCGTCCTTTTTCCGGTGAAGCCGCTGTGCCATGTGCTTGGCATCATCGGGATTGATATCGGCATATTTCAAAACGTCCATTTATGTAATCTCCTTGTTAGTCAGAGAAAAAAGCCACCACGGAACAGCGGCATGATGGGTGCTTTGGCGGTGCCATGCCGTCGCCGTAGTCGTCATCGAAAAACGACTCGTCTATAGCCACAACATCGCCGTCAAGGTCCGCGCAGATATCGCAGCAGTCCGGCGCTGTCAGCCATTGTTTTTGCTCAACGACTCCGCTCTGTCGGTACGCTTCTATGGCCGCTTCGTTCGACGCCCGACTTGTCTCCGTGCGCGAGATGATTTCGGCGCGGTAGATATCCCAGGAATCGAAGCATTCTTTCACGCCCGTCATAATCTCGGGGATCGATTTACCAGATTCAAAACCTTCTTCCAAGATGCGTCTCAGCTTCTCGGTATTGACGGCTTCAAGATTCTCGGAAAACTTGAAGACATAATCTTCAATCCATTTTTTGACATGCGGATTCGTAACCTCGAAGGCGGTGGCTATGTCCAACTCATCGAGTTTATCCTGGCCAAGATCGGCCATCATCGCCGTCAAGAGCTTCTTCGTCTCTTTCGACAGGCGGTTTTTGAACTGGGAGGCCGGGTACATGATGTTATCAGACGCTCCCTTGCGTACCTGCGCCTTCCTGAGTTTCTTGAGGTTCGCCAAGATGATAGCCTGCTCGTCGGCCCAGAGCGCCCGGAGCATCAGCTTCCAGCGTCGCTCGTATGGGGCAAGGCGTTTAAACTCGACATCGAAATAGACGGCGTGAGCGATGCGGACGGGTTTCCTTTCACCG